CAGCCTGCTGCGTGACGGCGACAGGGATCTGCACCCAGCCGCTGTTGTTGGTCGGCGTCCCGGTGACGACGAAGAGCCACCACGACGTGGGGTTGATCGTGTCCTGCATCAGGATCTGATCGCCGGGCTTGAGCCCGAGGAGTTCGACGGAGCGATCGATGCCGTTGTCGGTGGTCTTGGACAGAGCAAGCAGTGTCGGCGCGGTGGTGGAGTTGAGCCGCCACTGACCGGTACCGGGGTCGGCCATCGTGGTCGAGGTGTCGGTGTCGTAGCGCCCACCGAAGAGGATCAGGTCACTCGACTGGATGAGCCCCGGTGGTGTCTCGGTGGTCGAGAGCCAGGCCACCTCCGCCCACTCCACACCCTGCACGGCGAGGGCGGCGCGGTAGACCTGGCCCATCGTCACTCGGGTGCCGAAGTCCACCGAGTCGAAGGCCAACACCTGACGCACCGTGGCATCGACGGCAGCCCGCACGGCGCCGCGGTTGTAGCCCTTCTGGACGTGGACGAGGATGCGGATGTACACGTCCTGCCACAGCTCGGCCATCGTGTCGGGCTCGGCGTAGACCGTCGAGCCGATGATCACCTTGTCCTCCATGTACGCCTCGACCTCCAGACAGAGGCGCTGGATGTAGGCGTCGTCGCCTTGACCGGCCGTCGGGGCGATCTTCACCCGCACCGCCGTGTACACGGTGCCGTGGGCCACGCTCTTGGCGACGCCGGGCACCTGCAGGGCCATGTCGGCGTAGTCGTGCAGCGTGATGGCTCGGTTCTTGATGCGAGCCGCGGCACGGGGGATCGACTGGCGCATGGCGTCGATCGACTCCGGGTCGGTGCCGCCGACCGGGTTCTTGGTGTTGGTCACCCGCACGCCCCACCAGTCGTCGCCGCTGGCGTTGACGACGGTGTTGATGGCCCCAGGGCCGAGCAGGTTGGCCTCGGCCCCCACGCCGTAGCGGTAGGTCACGAACATCTCGGCGTTGACCGGGGGCACGCGGCCCGCAGCGTTGTCACCGAAGATGAGGTGGGTCAGATCCTGGTCGTCACGGAACGTCGTGAACATCGGCTGCGTCGGCCGGGCTAGCGAGAGGTTGGCGATGTAGGTCCACTCCACCAACTGCCCACCCTCACGGGAGATCACCGAGATGGAGCCGTACACGACACCCTTGTCGGGGATCACCAGCTCGGTGTTGGGTGAGCCAGCGGAGACACCGAGCAGGCGGTCGTGCTGCACGATGCCCTCGGTGGCGTAGCCGGTGACCGTCAGGATGGGCTCGGCCAGGGTGGGGTCGAGCACCACCTCGAGGTCCGTTTCGAAGACGATGAGGTCATCAGCGTTGGCAGCGGAGTTGTGAACTCGGGTGCCCTTCGGGATGACCACCTTCTCGGTGGCGTTGGCGTCGATGGAGAACTCCAGCGTCACGCTGGCCGACTGCTGACCGATCGGCGTGTAGCCGAGCATGTTGGCGATGTACAGCACCGACTGCTGACGGATGGCCGAGCCGAGGAACGCCTCGCTGGCGGTGCGGTCGATGTAGAAGTGCAGCACGTCACCCATGTAGGCGAACAGCTCCATCAGCAGCGTGCCGAAGTCGGAGGGCTCGCCCGCCGTCTCCCACTCGGGCATGAGGCCGCGGGCCAGGCCCACGAGCTGGCTGCGGATGGCGGTGAAGTCGCGGCTGGTGTAGTCGAGGACGACGCGCGAGTCGATGTCCTGGTCTTCAAGCTGCGCGAAGGCGTCAGGCATCAGATCTCTCCAATCGGGATCGCCCGTTGCCGGTTGAGGTACTCCGAGGCGACGGGCACAGCGATCTCGGCGTCGGTGGCGTACAGCGCCGGTCGGTAGACCACCTTGACGGTGACGTAGCCGGGCTCAGGGTCGGCAGCGGTGACGGTCACGCTGCGGATGATGGCTCGGGTGACCAGTTGCTCCAGGCGATGCTTGATCTGCCCGGCTGCGTCCCGGCGTACGAGCTCATCGCTGGGGTCGAACAGCGCCGCCTGGATATCACAGCCATAGCGGGGTCTGAACACCCGCTCTCCGAGGTTGGTCATCAGGGCGTCGATGACCTGGCCGCGCACGATCTGGGCGTAGTCGCTGGTGTCGGCCAGCTTGCCGCCCGGCGCCAGCGAGAAGGGGTAGAGCAGCGCCCTCACGCCACGCTCCTGACGTTGCTGTTGTTCCACGAGGAGTACCAGACACCGGCATCGGTGACGGGCACGTCCGTGATGCGGGGCAGCGGCGTGAGGCCGACGGTGGACATCGGGGTGGGCAGGCTCATCGTCTGCGTCAGCGAGAGCGTCGGGCGAGGTCGGGTCAGCGACTGCCAGAACGGGGTGTAGGCCGCTTGAGACACCTGCATCTTGCCCTCGGGTCGGGCCAGGATGAGGTTCGACTGGAAGTCCTGGCGATCCATCTTGTGCTGCACGCCGCGCACGAACCAGCGCCCGTTGAACTTGCCGGGGAAGTAGTTCCGCTGGGTGGTGAGGATCTCCACGCACATGCCGGGGAACAGCGCTGCGTTGCCCATGATCCGGGCCTTGGCCGACTGCGCCCAGTGGGACGAGTCACTGTCCTTGCTGTTGACGTAGACCTCGGCCTCCTGAGCGTTGCGGATGACGAAGTCGGTGAGGAAGCGGTAGTCGGAGTGCTCACCCTTCTGCATCGCCACCTGGATGGTCGCGTCGTTGAAGTAGGCGACCTTGTGACCGCGCTGCGCTGAGCTGCTCTCGGCGGCCTCGGTCGGTTCGAACTCCAGCAGCGATCGCTCCTCAGCGAGGGTGCTCTTGGCGAGCGTGTAGTTCTCGCTGATCAGCGTCGCCACGCTGCCCTGCTCGATGAAGAGCTGCAGCGGATCCTGCAGCATCACCACGCCGTAGCGGTTGAACACCGACCAGCCCAGGCGCGTCGCCAGGCTCGTCGCCATCTGCCAGTCGCTGCTCTCGGTCTGGGCGAGTGCCGGCCACAGGTGGGTGTGAGCGTGGCCCGTGAAACCCAGATATGAGATAGCGGACAGCGTCTCCACGGCCGAGGGGATCGTGCGGTTGACCCAGAAGCGGGGGACGCCGGACTGCATCTGCTTGGTGGGGCCGACGATGCCCATCACCCAGGTCAGCACGCCGGAGTCGTTCTGCTGCTCGGCCACCTCGGTGATGTAGCCGCAGAAGACCTCGGTGTGCGGCGCCGTGCCGTAGAGGAACGAGATCGGCTGCTCCAGGAGCCCCTCGGTGTTGGTGCGGGTGTTGGAGGTCACCGTCATCGAGACGGTGTCGTGCATGTTCTCGCCCGTCGAGATGGTGCAGTCCTGCACGGTCACGTCGAGCGGGTCACCGGCCAGCAGGATGCGGTAGATCGGCGTGCGACCGCGCGTCGCCCGGCCACTCGTCTGGCCCCCGGACATCAGGTCGGTCATCGTCATGAGGGCACCCGGATGTACGAGCCCGGAGGCAGGTCGAGCGGGTACCAGACCGGCACGTTGACCTCAGCGATGCGCCACCACTGCGTGGAGTCCTCCATGAACTTGAACGCCAGCAGCGGCATGTGCTCGTTCTGCTTGACGTAGTACTCGGCGGGCGGTGGGGGCGGGAGGGGAAGAGTGGTGACCCGGTACGTGGCCTCGCGGTTGCGGACTTCGAAGCGCAACGACGGCGGGGTCGTCTCCTCGAGGCGCACGTTCTCGTACACGTCGTAGATGTGACACGACACCCAGGCACGGTCGGCCTCTTCGTAGCGGGAGCCGGGGGTGATGGTCATACGGCCCTCGGGACGCTGGAGTTGTACGAGCTGGCCTGCGCCGCCGAGCCCAGCGCACCGAGAGGCGTGGGCCGGATGACGTGGGTGAACTTGCTGGTGCCGGTGATCGAGCGCTCACCGACCTCGGGCCCGAGGGTGGAGGAGGCGGCGTCGAAGACCACGCAGCCACCGCCACCCTCCCGGTAGCGCACGAAGAAGGCGGTGTGCCCTGGGCTGCCGGGGCGGATGAAGATGTCGCCGGGCAGGAGATCCTTCTGCCAGTTCATCGAACCGATGGGGATGTAGGCAGCGTTGTTCTTGTTGAGCGAGCTGGGCATCGATGCGGTGCCGGGGTTGCTCTCCCATCCCATCACCTTGCCATGGCCGATCGCCTTGTACGCCTCGGTGACCAGGCCCGAGCAGTCCGCCGACGTGGGCAGGTTGTGGCGGGCCACGCCGTAGTTGGGCGTCTCGGCGGTGGCGTAGTTCGTCCAGCCGGGGTTCATCTGGCTCTTGCTGCCGGGACCGCCCTGGATGACATGGCTGTAGGCCCACTCCAGCGCCTGCAGGCGGATCTGGTGGTTGCCGTCGTTGGCCTGGCCGAGCTGGCCGCTGTAGTTCACCAGCGAAGAGGAGGCACCACCGCTGATGCCGGTGGCCTCCTCGGCAGCCTTCTCGACCTCCTCCCAGGTGATGTCGAACAGCGACGGCGTGAACTCATCGATCGGCACACCCAGCTCGGCGGGCAGCTCCTCCTTGCGGTACTCGACCATGTCCTTCACCGGGCCGAAGTAGCTGGCGAGGATCTGGAGCTGGATCCGCATGCGGAACGGGACCAT